ATGTTAGTCAATAGACAAAAGAATGAGATTGTTAGCAATGCAAACTTTGAGGTTGAAAAGCTAGACATTCTTGCAAAGCATTACAGCGACTTGCTAAAAAAAGCTGTAGAGGGTGACGATAAAAAAGTTGAGGTGGCAAAATGAGTTTAGCTGCAATACAAAAAAAGGCTAAATTAAAACCACCTATCATGGTTTTATATGGCCCCGGCGGAATCGGTAAAACTACCTATGCTGCAAGTATGGGTAAAGTAATCATTGTGCAATCAGAAGATGGGATAGGAAAGATTGAGTGCGATCACTTTCCTGTAGCAAAGTCTTGGGTTGAATTCTTAGATAATCTAAGAGAGTTACTAAATAACGACACAGAATATAAAGTTGTCTGCGTTGATTCGCTAGATTGGTGCGAAACTTTATTATGGGATCATGTCTGTGAAGAGAATGGTTGGGCGCAAATCGATACACCAGCATATGGAAAAGGTTACGTTACAGCTCTGAATGGTTGGAAAGAATATATTGAGATATTAAATAAACTTAGAGATAAAGGTTTTACTATCTTGCAAATTGCACACAACCAAATCAAGAGATACGAAGATCCATCTCAAGAACCGCATGATAGACATGAAATCAAATTACATAGAAAAGCTGCTGACTTAATTGTCGAACATTCTGATGCAGTTTTCTTTTGTAACTACAAACTTGGTACTGTTCAGGTCAAAGGCAAAGGTGGTGGTATGACTACTAAAACCATTGCAGGTGATAGAAAGATCTTTACAGAACAAGCGCCGGGTTACTTAGCAAAAAATCGCTATGGCCTACCCAGTGAAATGCCTTTTGATTGGAGTGCCATTCGAGAGGAAATGTTGAAGTGAGTCAATTTAGAGAAGTTGACAGAGTAAAGAAAACCTTAGAGTTATGCAGAGATGCTTTGAACAATGAAATTGATTCAATCAACCCAGAGGACAATTCTTTACCTGTTGATGGTCTGCATTGGCTTATTTCTTTAGAGGCGGATTGTAAGGATCTAGTTAAATATTTATCTGACTACGATTCTTATGATCCAGGTTAATTTTAAAAAGTAAGGGTAAATTATGGATATTACAAACTTTTTTGATGGTGTTGAGGTTGAGGAATCAAAGCCTGAACTAAAACCCGGTAGATATAATCTTGAGTACAACTCAACTAATGAGGAACTCAAGAGTGGAAAGAATGGATGGTTGGGTATGCAACTTAACTTTAAGATTCAAGGTACAGGACACTTTGTCCCACACACTATTACAGTCGGACATGATGATAAAAAATATGTGAAGATGGGTAAAGAGGAAATGAACAAGCTAGTTAAAGCTGCTGGTATCAAAGGTGGTATCAAAGATACCGATGATCTTAAAGGAACAAGCGTAAGCTGTTCTGTGGTACTTAACGAAAATGGTTATCCTGAAACAGATTCTAAATTTGGTAATTCTTGGAAACCTGCGGAGCAAATAACAGAAACTCCAAAGGTTGCTAAAGAAGAAGCACCAAAAGAAGAGTCTAGTGAAACAGACGAAATACCATTTTAATCCCCTAAAGATGCGCCCTGCGTTATGTGGCTATTGCTACATTCCGTCAGGGCCATACATGGTGGTTCAAGAGAATAAAATTTATGGAGCATGTTGTATAGAACACATGGAGAAAGTGCGCGAGGGTAAACAATTAAAAAGAATAGCTGTAGCTTGTGAAGATGGCATTGACTACACTATCAAACAATCTAAACAAACCTATTTAGACATAGCAAAGAGTAATGGGAGTTACGTTATGCACGAATGGGATAGAAAGGATCGAGAGTTACTCTTTAGTGCTATAGTAAACAACTACATGACTTGGGCGAATGAGCAAGCGCGTAGTGGGAGAATAGAGAGAGTAATTCAAGATGGATCTGACTAGATTTTTTGGAGAGGAAGGCATCGTTGTCGATCAGGACAACATCTACAAACAAGGTAAAGATTTAAACGAACTCATTAACGAGATGCGTAATCATGGTCTATTGGTGGATCATTTAGATACGTCCGGGCAGTTAGTGAGAGTAAGAGTCGCAGAGGGCGCAGGCGCGAAGGCTGATAGATCTAATCAGCGATCAGGTTGGTATTGTATTAATGAACTCAAAGGTAATTACTTTGCTGTCTTTGGTAATTGGAAGTCAGGCTTTGAGGGTAAGTGGAGTTCTATCAACACCAATACTCTAACACCCAAGCAGAACCAAGAATTAAAGAAACAAATGCTTGAGGCTCATGAGAGGCGTGATAAAGCTGAAAAAGAGAGGCATGAAGAAGTGGCTAAAGAGATAAAACTTCTCTTCGGTTCTTTTGAAAATATTACGGAGCATGAGTACCTTACAAGTAAAAAAGTTAAAAATTATGGTTTAAAAGTTGACCAGAAGGGAAATCTTGTAGTCGGTGTATATGATACTACAGGCAACATTCGTTCTCTACAGTATATCGATAAAAAAGGGGGTAAAAGATTCGCTGGGGGTGGAGAAATCAAGGGTAATGTGTTCTTGATTGGTACAGATTTTAACTCGTTAAGAAGCGTACAAGAACTTGCAATATGTGAAGGTTACGCAACTGCAAGCACCATATGGGAAGCAACACGCATCCCTGTGGCCTGTGTTTTCTCTGCTAACTTTGGTATGGATGCAGTTAATAATTTACGCAAGAAAACCGATGCAAAGATGTATATATGCTTTGATAACGATTCTCATGGCGTAGGACAGCGTAAAGCACAAGACATATGCTCGGGTATCTATAATTGTTTCATGCGCATACCGAGCCTTACAGGCGATTACAACGACATGTTTGCTGAACATGGTCTGGAAAAGGTTAAACAAGAGATATTAGAACAAGGGTTTGGAATAACCCGGTATGCAATAAGAAACATTGTTGGTGATCCACCGCCTAGAGTTTGGTTGGTTGACCGACTGTTAGAAAAGAACAAGCCAAGTTTACTCGCAGCGATTGGCGGTGTCGGTAAGTCGATGTTGGCCTTAGATCTTGCACTTAAAGTAGCACAAGGCGAGGGCGAGTGGTTGGGACAACCTGTTAAAGCTCAAGGCAATGCAGTCTATATCTCAGCCGAGGACGATCAAGGCGAAATCGCCAGACGATTACAAGCGCTTGATCCCCATGGTAAAAGGTATGACACAAAGTATGACGTTTTTGCTTATACTATCCCTGATACCCCTAAACCTATGACACTTATCAGAGAAGATTCATCCGGGTTAAATATTACAGAACAAGCCTATGAACTCATTGAAGAGTTAGAAGGCATAAAGAATTTAGAGTTTGTGTGCATTGATACCTTATCTGCGGTGGCTGCCGCACCGATAAGTAGTTCAAATGAAGCCGCACAATTATATTGTCAGCTCTGCGCCTCGATCTCCTCGCGCATGAACTGTAGCGTGTTGTCGATCCATCATATGCGGAAACAAGCCCTTAGTGGCGAAGATTCTGCTTTGGCAGCGCGTGAAAGTTTCCGAGGCGCAACTGGCATCGTGGATGGTCATAGGCTGTGTTTAGGCCTATGGCTTGGCGATGAGTCAGAAGCAGAGCGTATTTGTTTGGAAAACGGAGTGGAGTACGACAGATTGCGCGTGGTGCGAGGGGGTGTGGTGAAGGCTAACTCAGGTGAAGTCGATATGTCTGTCAAGACATTGTTTAGGCGAGATGCTGTGTTAGAACCTTATGTAGATAGTGCCTTTGATTTAAAAGGCTTTTAGGAGTAATTATGTCAGGAAAAGGTGATAGACCAAGACCAATAGATAAATCTAAGTTTGATGAGAACTTCGATAGAATTTTTAACAAAAGAAAAGGAGAGCGTAAGCATGGCGATAAAACTAATACTAACAAGCCAGGAAAAACAACTGCTAATTGATGCACTCGCAGATAAAGGTAAGTTGTTGGTTGATAAAGAAAAGGCATCTAAATTAACTAGAGATGAACAAAAAGAAATGAATTCGATTGAGAAAATTATCCATCAAATAGCGTTTGCCAAGGAGAATTATTAACAGGAGATGTGGCGTAGAGTACCCATGAGGTGGCGTACAGTACCTAAGAGGTGGCGTAGAGTGTCATATATCCCTACATAACATATAAGAGTGAGAGAAAATGCTTGGCGCATTTTTCTCACACAAGGAGAGAGCATGAAAATATTTATTACTGAGTTTGAGTGGGACGGAGTTAAATACGATGGCCCTAAGATCTATGCGAAAGATTTCGCTAGCGCGCAGGCGCAAGCCGAATACCTGGGAGTGACTCTGCTAGGAACATTAGAGGCAGTCGTAGATGAAGAGAGCGTGTGCGAGAGCGTGAGCGAAGGCGAAGGCGAGAGCGAGGGAGAAACGCTACATTGAGAGAGCAAGATCAATATTGGTGGATTGTTAATGGAGTGCCAGAGAACGAGGAACATTCAGCGTTTGTGCATGTAAGATTTGTTAATGATTTCAGGGATTGGAAGAAACTAAGAACGCATCTGTGGGCGTGGTTCAGGGCGCGAGCAGGGAGAACGGATATTAGCCCGGTAGAAACGCTCGTGCTGTGGGCGGTGGTTGAGCGGTTTCGCTATGAAACCTTTAGCTCGCATGATGCTTACAGTTATTACGCCAAGATGATAGGTATGAACCGCAGATCTGTTGGTAGAGCTGTCAGCGCTTTGGCTGAGAAGGGTTTAATCCGCGTTGCCTTAGAGGAAGAAAGAAAGCTCGTTGAGAAAGCGATTGCTGGTAAAAGAAAACATATTTTATTGGTGGGCTTGGGCTACTCTCTAAGGAAGGTGGTATGAATAAACCTGAGTAGCCTTCGCCCTAAACTTATGTATTTGGGAAGTTATCGTCAAAGATAACAATGAGGATCAGTAAAGCTATTGCGACTGTAATGGTTAGACTCTCAATCATGCTATTACTTTTCCGCCAATGAATACTTTTGCAAGTTTGTGGCCCTCACGATTGATAAGCAGCCAATTACCCTCTTCATCCATCTTAGAATGTTTTGGACTTGGATAGGGTAATTCACCAACATAACCTTTATCTCTGAGGTGACACGCATATTTATATTCAGCTATTTCGTAAGTCATTTGCTCTCCTTATCTTTTTTTGGGTTAATTAATTCAAAGTAAAACCTTTTATTAGTGATTGCATCCGCAATGATATCCATCATTTCTTCGGTTGATGTCTTGTCGTTAAACACATCTTCTTCTGTCATGACACAGAGTTTCATTACTTGTTGATGCTTAAGTTTGCTCATTTTGGTAATTGTTCTGGATCGAACCATCCACAAGGATAATTAACCATAATTTATCTCCCATTGCTTGGTTTTCTGTTTATGTGTGGCCTTATTTGATTAAGGATAATTTCTATAAGCTGATCCTTATTCATCTTCTTGTATTCGTTCTTGAGGTGTTGGATCAGTCTGTGTTCTTGGTTGCTCATTTAATTGAACTTGTGCCTTTTGGTTTGTTTGGAAATTGACCTGATCTGGTTTTATTTAATAAAACAAAGAATCTAAACATCTCCCAATCATATTTTGAACGACTTTCATATTCTTCTGCTTGTCTTAGAATATTTGGATCAACTGAACAACACTCAAGCTCATAGATATCAAAACCCTCTGATTCTGTTACATCTCCAACACTACACGGATTTCTATTCAGTCTGTTTTGACGTTGCCTTGAACATTCGTTGCTACAAGTTTTACGTTTATGGTATTTAACAAAATAATTACCACACTCTGAACACTCAATAAATTTTTTCATACTTTGTCCTTAACGATTAAATAGAGTGCTACGGATACTGTAATTACATATACAAGTAAACAGAGAAAAAACAGTACCCATAGCAAAACTTGTGTCATTTTTTAAATGCTTTCCTGAAAACCCATCTACGCATTGGTTCTTGATAGGTTACTTCGTTCCAATCACTATCATGGTTTTGTGTAACTTCTCTACCACTTGCATAAATGGTCTTTCTGTAGTTCTCAGCGTTTGGATTGCGCTTGTCCCATTGAGAATAGATAGAAGTCCAAGTTTTATCCATTTGTTCTTCTATCAGTTCTTCTCTGCGATTATTTAGCTTGTCTTTGTACTGAGTCACCTTTCTTCTCCTTGGCTTTGTGTTCAGCGACCATTCGTCTAAGTTCTTCCATGAACTCTTCTCCTTTGCCTTGAACCTTCTTACCTTTATATCTCGTCATATGAATTGCCATTATAATCTTGGTTCTCCTTCTTTATCTAATAACTCTAATGTAGCAGTATTGTTATTGATAAAGTTATCAACCAACCTATCCATATCAACTTCTGAATAGGTTGTGTGTTTCATTAAATCGCTTTCAAAAAATGACTGCATATTGTTTCTAGCAAAAATCAATGCTAGATCAATAAGTCCTTTTGCATTTACCTTGTCAGTTTGTCCAAGGTATTCATCTCCATGAATATCATTAAATTGTTTTATTTGCATAATTACTCTCCTATATATTTTTAATGAAATTGGTTTTACTTTCTATCTGCTTAAAACTAACACCAAGAACTTTATGGATTCGATCCTCAAACAAACTAATGTGTCTGAGGACTTCTTCTTGCTCTTTGGTGGTTAGCTCGCCTAAGTCTTTGATGTATCTCTGAGGATTGTTAAACAACTCCATGAGATAGTCTGATACTTCGTGTTTAGCTTTTGTTTTAGCTGTAACTTTTTCTTCTTGGTATTGGATCATGACTTATAAGTTTTTCTAGCACCTTTATCATTTGATTCAACAAACTCCTCACCAAATGCAAACGCCATTACTTGCGATCTTTCATGATCTGAACATTTATCAATTTTCTTCTCTTTGATAATTGTTATCATTTCTTTTTCAGTTAATTTATTCATACTTTTTCCTTTTTTAAATGGTAGCTTTCTTTGGCTACAAAATAATTATAGCAAATGGACTACACAATGCAACTCTTTTCTACACTCTTACCTCATTAAGTATGTCAAAACCTATAGGGATATTTGTTGCATTAAAGTAGAATCTGAGTATGTCAGATAAAGATTATAGTTATTTAAAAGGTAAATCTGGTCGCAAACGAATTAAGTTTAGCGAAGAAGATTATGCAAACATTGAAAAATGGTCAGGTAATGGTTTGTCTGAACGACAAATTGCAGAGCTGTTGAATACATCTGTTTCCACGATAGCTCGTAGAAAACGCGAAAAGGGAAATTTTGATAGCGCTTTGAAGAAAGGAAGAGCAAAAGCAGTTGCCGATGTAACCAACGCTTTGTACCAGGAAGCAATCAACGGATCTGTTCAAGCGCAGATATTTTTCCTAAAAAACCGGGACAGCTCCGCTTGGATGGATAAAAATGAGGTACAACATCAAGTTAATCTTGCGCAGATCCTAGATTCGGCTAAAAATCGTGTGATTGAAGGCCACATAAACAAACCAAAACTTACTTCACAACGTGTCCTTTCAGAGGACACGCTGTCAAACAAAGAAAATACGGGCTAGGCGTGGTTACTTCTCATCTCCCTTACTGGTTATCATGTCAGACCTGGGTTGCCCGGCAGGATCAAACTCTCCGATCTTGTTACCCCCCAGGTCACTTTTGCGGCGGGGGTTAAAAATATAGAACTACATAACTAAATTTTTGCTATGAAATACGATGTAAAACAAGAACAAGAATTAATGACTGAAATATGGTCAATGAATATCAAAGATGATCCATATAATTTTGTTAAATTCGTATTCCCTTGGGGACAAAAGGATACCCCCCTCGAACATTTCTCAGGGCCAAGGAAGTGGCAAGAAAAAATTTTGAGGGAAATTTCGACACATATTCAAAGAAACAATGTAATTGATATGCCTGAGATGTTTAGACTTGCAGTAGCTTCAGGTCGTGGTATTGGTAAATCAGCATTAGTCGCTTGGATCATTTTATGGATGTTATCCACAAGATTAGGTGGCACGATTATTGTTACAGCTAACACCGAACAACAGCTTAGAAGTAGAACATGGGCTGAGTTAGGTAAATGGCTAACCCTAGCAATTAACTCACATTGGTTTCAAAAAACAGCAACCACAATTAAACCTGCTGGTTGGTTTGAAGAAGCCTTAGTGCGTGATCTAAAAATAGACACAGGATATTACTACGCACAAGCGCAACTATGGTCTGAAGAAAATCCAGATGCGTTTGCAGGTATTCACTCCTCATATGGTGTTTGTTTAATTATGGATGAGGCTTCAGGTATCCCCGCGCCCATCTACTCGGTATCTGAAGGTTTCTTCTCAGAACCCACGCCCAATCGCTATTGGTTTACTTTCTCCAACCCGCGCAGAAACACAGGGCCATTCTACGATTCATTCCACTCCAAACGCGCTTTCTGGAAATCAGAACAAATCGACTCTCGCGATGTTGAAGGCACAGACAAAGATCTCTTCCAAAAGATGATCGAACAATACGGAGAAGATTCGACTGTATCGCGTGTGGAAGTTATGGGCGAGTTTCCCAAAGCAGACGATGATACTGTCATCCCAATGGAATTAATTAGATCGGCTATGGGACGTGACGTAGCCCTCGCCGCCTCCGCGCCCATTCTGTGGGGGTTAGACGTTGCTCGTTTCGGTGGCGATAACTCCGCGCTGTGCGTGCGCCAAGGCAATACTGTCATCGAGATTAAAACTTTTCAGTCGATGGACTTGATGCAACTCTGCGGTGCGGTGAAGAATCTTTATGACGATGCGACTGCGATGGAACAACCGCAAGAGATTTTAGTTGATGTGATTGGTCTAGGATCAGGAGTCGTGGATCGCCTCGCAGAGCAAAATCTCCCTGTGCGCGGTGTGAATGTGGCAGAAGCACCAAGTACGAAAAAGAACTATTTGAATTTAAGAGCAGAACTTTGGTTTGCTGTGAAAGATTGGTTGGCGCAGCGTGATTGCCGACTTCCTGAAAATGATGAGCTTGCCTCGGAATTGGCTGCGCCTCAATATAAATATACCTCTACCGGGAAGATAAAGATAGAGAGTAAAGACGAAATGCGAAAAAGAGGTATAAAATCTCCTGACAAAGCCGATGCACTTGCGTTGACCATGGCGAGTAGTGCCGCAAGTTTTGGTGGAAGCCAAAGTTATTTAGGTTATAATTTCAAGAAACCTCTGAAGTCCAGAATATTTAGAGTGGGATAATTTTATATGGCAGAAAAGAAAGTTAAAGAAATCGAAGCAGAAATCGAGATGCAAGTTGATGAAGAATCAAGCATGATCGATTTGGTCGGTGTAATTAAATCTGAAATGGATGATGCAAAAGACTTCATCCACCAAGTTGGAGAAGAGAGAGCTGAGTCAACTGAGTATTATCTTGGTGGTGAGCCAGAGGCAACTTCAACTTTACAATCAGAATTTATTTCTACCGATGTCAGAGATACAGTTTTATTTATGTTGCCAAACATTATGCGTACATTCTTTGGCACTAAGAAGGTAGTAGAGTTCGTACCCAATGGCCCTGAAGATATTCCCCTGGCAGAGCAACAAACCGACTACATCAACTACATCGTTCAACAAAAGAATCAGGGTTTCAATGTTTTGTACTCTGCATTTAAAGATGCGTTGGTGAGAAAGACAGGTTTTGTTAAGGGCTTTTGGGACGATTCAATCACAGCATCCACCCATGAATATACCGGGTTAGATCCACAGGCTTATCAAGCCTTAGTGTTAGATCCTAATGTTGAGATTGTCGAAGAATCTGTCACCATGCAAAGCATTACCACAGTTGATCCTGTGAGTGGTGAAGAGGTGACACAAGAAATCCCTGCGATGTATGACATTACCATTCGCAGAGTCAAAGCTAAAAACCAAGTGTGTTTAGAGGCCATCCCACCTGAAGAGGTGTTGATCTCAAGACATGCAAGAGATATTAAATCTGCCTCGTATGTAGCGCATCGAATGATTAAGTCAGTTTCAGAGTTAGTTGCGATGGGTTATGATGCAGACGAAATAGATGAGTATGCCTCTTATGCAGGTACAGCTCTCGATCCTGAGAGTTACGATGAGCAACAAGCGCGTAATCCATTTGATAATATGGTTTATCCAGATCGTAATGATTCAGGCGGTAAAGATGTTTTATACATCGAACATTATCTGTTTTATGATTTTGATGGCGATGGTATTGATGAAAGAATCAGAGTATGCACAATCGGAGATGGGTTACATATTCTCAATGTTGAACAATGGGATGATTTGCCTATTGTTATGTTTTGCCCTGATCCTGAACCTCATACAGCTATCGGATCATGCCCTGCGGATTATCTCAAACCAATCCAAGCAGCAAAATCACAGATCATGCGAGATACACTCGACTCGCTAGGACATTCTATTTTCCCACGAATGGCTGTTGTCGAAGGACAAGTCAACATCGATGATGTCTTAAACACAGACATTGGACAGCCTATTCGTGTTCGTGCGCCAGGAATGGTACAACCCTTCTCAGTCCCTTTTGTTGGCAAGGAAGCGTTCCCTGTTCTTGGTTACTTAGATGAAAGTAAAGAAAATAGAACAGGTGTATCTAAGGCTTCAGCAGGCTTAAATGCTGATGCTTTACAATCAAGCACCAAAGCTGCGGTAGCAGCAACCATGTCTGGCGCACAAGGTCGTATTGAATTAATTTGTAGACACTTTGCCGAAGGCGGTATGAAAGATCTATTTACTTTGGTTAACAACTTGGTTATCAAACATCAAAACGCACAAGATGTCTTTAGACTTAATGGTAAGTTTGTCCCGGTTGATCCAAGATATTGGAACGCTGACAAAGACCTCATATGTAATGTTGCAATCTCTAAATCTTCAGACGAAGAGAAGTTTGCAATCCTAGGCTCACTCGCAGGCAAACAAGAACAAATCTTACAAACTCTAGGGCCAAGCAATCCTATGGTGTCCTTACAGCAATATTCAAACACACTTGCAAGAATGATCGAGATGGCAGGATTTAAAGATCCTGAATCCTTTATCAATACAGAAGTGCCACCGCTTCCGCCCACACCGCAAGAAACTAAGCCTGATGCGGCTGAGTTACTCGCACAAGCTGAAGCCCAAAAAGCACAAGTCCAAGCACAGAAAGCTATCATTGATGCAGAAACAGATCGCATGAAGATTATCATGGACGATGATCGACAACGCGACATTGAAGAAGCACAAATTAGACTTAAAGCTGCAGAACTTATTGGTAAATATGGAACTCAGGTCAACATAGCAGAAATAAATGCTATCATGGAGCGTGACCGAGAAACTATCAGGCAAACTGCAAAAGACCAAGCTCAAGGATTATTTACAGGAAATGTCCAACAAAATATTTGACATCGAAGTAATCGAAGGAGATATGGTCTACAAAGGTTCTGAGATCAAGGCTAGAAATAAAGATCATGCACTTCAAATCATGATACTTATGTCAGGTGGTCAAGTAACTGAACATTCTGAAATCATAAGTTTCGAGGAGAAAACTTTACACTAATGGCAATGACTCCTGAAACACAAAAGATGTTGATGGATACTTT